CAAAGTTTCTCTTGGAGCAGGTGTCGTTCTGCCAAACATCGCCCGTTATGTCAAGCTCAGGTGACTATATAATGGTGCGCGACCCGCGCATCGTCATCACTAAGGACACCATAACAACTAAGTTCCTCACGCCCGCCCAGATCGGACCATATAAGTATGGCATCGGTATGGGTGGTGTTAGCGTCTACGGGGACATCCCAGTCCTAGGTGCGTTCTATGAGTCCATAGCACGCGGTCAGACCCCACACCCCCGCTTTGAGTTGAGCGAGGAAGACAACAGGGGCTTATACTACGCATCACGCGGATTTGCCAAGAAGCGATCCGCACCAACTCCCGAGTCCCGCGCCTCTTTCATGGTTGCGTTCGGATTCACCCCCAACCACCAAATCGCATTGGAGGAACTATTCGATAGCCTCCCCGTGATGTCACGCTCAGAGCCCGTGACTTTCCGCGATGCGTGGTTCCCGCCGCAGTTGGCCAACCTTCATCGGTTGGACTTCTGAGGATTGGGTCTGGCACTTAACTTCCCAAAACGTTTACTTGCTCGGTTATAAACATTTACGTACTAAGCCTCCGGGCGAATGTCTACAGACTGCACGGGAAGCAGTTCATGTGTGTCAGATGAACAGTCGGCCTCGTTTCGGTGGATCCAATAATGAAACAAAACAAAACCATACGGGTGAAGGTAACACCCCCCAAATCCAAGCAGGCGACCAGCGCGAAGTCGTCTGTCCCCAACAAGCGCAAGCCCAAGAAGTCTGGTAACCACAAAAGGGACTTCACCATCGAGATGGGTGGCTCAGTAGGGCCAGCCAAAGGCAACCTCAAAGCCTCCTACAAGCCATCACGCAACACCCTCTCACCCACAGCGACGCCAGGCCACTCCGGTCGCGTCGCACAACGCTCCTGCTCCGACCACTTCCGATTCGGCGAGTTTATGGACGACGGAACAACAGTCGTAGGCCCCCGCGCTCGCAATCAGATTCTGCTCAACATCCCCGTCAACATGAGCAGGATTGTGGAGGCCGCACGTGTCCTCAGTGCGGCGAAGATGCCCTACGCATCAGACCCCTTCATCGAATCTTCTTATCAGTTCACCATCGACCAAGCCACCTGCTTGCTCGAGTACACTGCACCCGACTCCATCTCAGGCACCATCGCCATGTTCGTTACCAGCAATGGCGATGACGTCATCACCCCTGACAACGTGCTCAGCGTGTACAGCTCTCTCCCTGCAAGTGCCAAATGCGAGATCGATACGAAAATGGCCAAGCGAGTGTCGTTTAGCTGCGGGCTAACGTACCTCCAAGAAGACCCCACCCTGCCCAATTTCGATCCCCGCCTCGTCTTCGGAGGCTATGTCGTCGTTTTCGTTAAGATGCCTTTCGTCGCCGGACTTGCTTCTGACCCCGGGCGCTCCTATTTAGGCCCCATCTGCTCGTGCGAGATGCGACTCAGCGCGTCCTACCACGGATTCCAATATGGCCGATCGAAATCAGTCCGAACCAGCCGATCCAAATCGTTCAATCTGACGTACGTCCCTGGCCTTCCCCCAGTCCTCAATTACAACGAGAGTGGCACCGACTACAGCGTGTACCAATGCTGCTTCGCCGCCGACGCCGAGCTGGCCCAGATTCTACAGGCCACGGCTGATGACATGCGCCAACGCGGCCAACTCATCGGCACCACTGGCTCCGTCAGCCAACATGTGACCAAACTCGAGAGAGGGCCTAGGCCCGCTTTCCTCTCGGACGGTGAAGATATCCCCACCGTCACGCTCGATTCCCAGGACGGTACCATCCCTGGCGCTGCCGCCACTTCCGTCATCAAGGCCATCCACAATTTGTCCCCCAATGCCCTGGCCGGCACCGAAACCGGCCCCATCAATGTCCAATACGTTCTGTTCCACGGGGCATGGCTAGTGCGGCTCTTCAGCAATGGAGGGCCTGCTGGTGGCCCGTGGGACAGCAACGGCGCCCCAACCTACTCGCAAGGCTATCTCAAGAGCAACTCTGAGCTCGCCAACCGGGCAGCGACCACCTTCTTCAACGGCGACGTTCCTTCAGCCGATGGAGACCAACCCCTCTTCTTCTCAGGCCTAAAACATGCCCACACCGGCACCGGCATCCCCGAAGACACCATCGAGCTATGGCTCGAAGAAGTTGATGGCGTCCTGCTTGCTAAGAGTACCTACGGACAGCCCATCAGAACCGCACCTGCCGACCCCCCGACTGGCGTCGCCCACCTGACCCAGTCACCTGCCCAACTAGCCGACACCAGGCACACATGGATACAATCGCCCTTCATAC